GTAGTAATTGAACTATTGCCTAAAGCAACTAAACAAATAATTACTAATTACTTAAAAGGACATAAAAAATAATGGCTAAGTTTAGTAATAAATCAAAAGAAAAATTGAAAGGTGTTCATCCTGATTTAGTTAAAGTTTTAGAATTAGCTATTACTTATACTAAGCAGGATTTCAGTATTACTGAAGGTGTACGTACTAAAGAGCAACAAGCTATCTATGTCCGTACTGGTAAATCTAAAACAATGAATTCTAAACATCTTATTCAAAGTGATGGTTATGGTCATGCTGTTGATGTTGTTCCTAATCCAGTATCATGGGAAGTAGATAAGTTTTATTTAATAGCTGATGCTATTGAAAAAGCTGCTGAGTTCTATGGAGTAAATATTAGATGGGGTGGAGCATGGATCAAATTTGATAATAATCAAGATGATAATGAAAGAGGACTAGTTGAAGATTATACTAAAACTAGAAGACTTCAAAGTAAAAAAGCATTTATTGATGCTCCTCATTTTGAAATTGTACTATAATTAAAAGCCTCGTCAGGGGCTTTTATTTCAAGTTTTAAAAGCTTTTTATTTACAACCTATATGTTTTATGTCTAAAATATAAAACATTGTGTATGAGCTTATTTAAACGCTTATTTAAAGGATATTTAGATGAACCAAACTATTAATCAAAATGATAAAGATATTGAACATAAAGACGTTCAAAACTCTTTGGTTCAACCTAGTAATAAGATAACAGATTGGAAGAAAGAACCTACTGCTTCTGATTTAATGAATGATTACACTCAAGCACAATCATCTCAACAGTTTTATGTAAGTAAAATCCAAGATTGGTTAAAACTATTACATACAGAAACTGACTCTACTAAAAGCAAAAAAGGTAGAAGTGGTATTGCTCCTAAGGTTATTCGTAGATTAGCTGAATGGAGATATAGTGCTTTATCTATTCCTTTCTTAAATGAAAAGAAACTCTTTCAAGTAAATGCTTCTGCTCCTGAACATATTGCTGCTGCATTTCAACACGAATTAATCCTTAATCACCAGTTAAACACTAAAATGAATAAAGTTAAATTTATTAATGACTTTGTTCGTACTGCTGTTAATGAAGGTACTGTATGTGTTCGTATTGGATGGGAGACAGCATATCAAACCAAAGAAGTAGAAATACCTGTATATGATTATTATTCTGCAAGTCCTGAAGAACAACAACAGTTATATCAAATCTTGTCTATGGTTCAACAAGAACAACAAGAACAACAATTAACTTCAGCAGATGAGACTACTACATTTCAGTCTTTAGACCCAGTAATGCAAGAGTCTGTTAAACAATCTGCTGAAAATGGTATGGCTATTGTTGCAGTTGATACAGGTAAAACTCAAATCAAAAAAGAAGAAGTATTAGTAAAAAATCAACCTGCTATCGAAGTTATTGATACAGCTAGTCTTACTATTGACCCAACTTGTAATGGTGATTTTAGTAAAGCTAGATTTGTTGTATATAGCTATACAACTTCATTGTCTGAGTTAAAACAAGATGGTTCATATAAATTAGAACGATTAGGTTATCGTAATTTAGGTGATGGTTTTGTACAAGAACCGCAATCAGCAGAAGATGTTTTAAATTTACCTGATAGTCATTTTGATAGTAATAATCCATATCAGACTACTGGTTCAGCTGGTAATAGTTTTAAATTTAAAGACTTGGCTCGTAAACGTTTAACTGCTTATGAGTATTGGGGATATTGGGATATTGATGGTACTGGTATTATACAAGCTATCGTAGCTACTATTGTTAATGGAATTATTATTAAATTAGAACGTAATCCATTCCCTGATGGTAAACTTCCATTTGTAGTTATTCCATATATGCCAATTAAAGGAAGTGTATACGGCGAACCAGATGCAGAATTAGTTAAAGATAATCAACAGATTATTCAAGCATTAACTCGTTCTATGATTGATATTAATGCTCGTTCTGCTAACGGACAAATAGCTATTCCTAAAGGTTTCTTAGATACTCCTAACTTAATGAAGTTTAGAACTGGAGAAGACTATGAGTATAATCCGTCAGATTTACATCCTAGCCAAGCTATATTTATGCATACGGCTAACGAAATTCCACAATCCATTATGGCTTTACTACAAAGCCAATACGCTGAAGCTGAAGCCGCAACAGGTGTAAAAGCTTTCCAAAATGGTATTGATGGCAATGCCTATGGTCAAGTAGTAGCAGGTATGAGCCAAGCTATTACAGCTATGACTCAACGTGAGTCTGATATTATCTTTAGATTAACTAAAGGTTTAGAAGAAATTGGTAATAAATGTATTGCTATGAACTGTGTTTGGTTATCTGACCAAGAAGTTGTAGAGATTACACAAGACCAATTTGTTACTATTAACAAAGAAGATTTACAAGGTAATTTTTATCTTAATGTATCTGTTAAATCTAACAATGAAGCAGAAGGTAAAGCACAACAGCTTACATTCTTAATGCAAACATTAGGTAACAACATTCCATTTGATATGACTAAAATGTTCCTAATGGAAATTGGTAGATTGTATAATTTGGATAATATGGTTCAAGCTATTAAAGATTATGAACCACAACCAGACCCATTCCAGCAACAAATGCAACAATTACAACTTCAAGAGCAACAAGCTAAAATTCAAAAACTTATGGATGAAGCTGAATACTATCGTTCAAGAAGTGCATTTGTTAATGCTCAAATTGGTAATGTTCAATCAGATACAGACCAGAAAAATCTTGATTTCCTTGAACAACAAGATGGCGTTAAACACGCTCGTCAAAGAGAAATTGTTGAAGCTCAAGCGAAAGAACAAAACAAAGGTAAAATGGCTCAAGAACTTCTTAAAGCAAATTCTGCTGAAAGAGTTGCTGCAATTAATGCTCGTGCTAAAGCAAATGATAAAAGCAACAAAGAAGGTTCTAAAGCAAAAAAGAATAGTCCTAGCGTAAGAGCTAGGGGTATACCTGACCCATTACGTAAAGCACTTCCTGAAGGATTGTTTAGAGCAGATGGGTTAGGAAATTATGTAGCAGGTGATGGCTTTACAGTCGGAAACCAATCTTAAACTTAAATATGTAAGAGGACACACTAATGAACATCTCAGACATTCATCGAGTAGAAGCAGAGATTAGTAAATTTGAAGAAGCTATTAAACTAGCCAAAGCTTTAGGTCGTTTAAGAGATAATCCAGATTTTAAATTAATTATTGAAACTGGTTATTGTACTAAATACTTAGATGCATTGGTTCGTTCATTAGCTATTGTTTCTAACGAAGCAAATGTTAATCAGACTAATCGTCAAATTGCAGGTATTGGTTCATTAAATCATTATTTAGATACGATTGAAAATAATGGTCTTATTGCGGAGTCAGAGCTTGAAACATTGTATCAAACTCGTGTACACCTACAAACACAAGGAGATGTAGATGAGTAATACAAAACAAGAATTTACTACTGCTGAACCAGTAGTAGAAGAAACTGGCAGTACAGCACAAACAGAAGAAACAAATGTAGTAGAGAATGGTACGCAAGACCAGACTACTGCTGGTTCAGTAGATAGTAATACTACTCAACAGTTATCTGAAGAAGACATTTTAAATATGTCTGATGAAGAATTCGGTGAAGTAAGTATTACTGAGATTGGTAAACCTAACCAATCTACTCCTAATCAAACAGAAGAAAATACTCAAGTTAATCAAGGTACAGAGCCACCTGCACAGCAAACACAGGAAACTCAGCCCACTGATAACACTGGTTCAGTAAATACAGAAACTAAACCAGAAGGAGTACTTTCTCCTGAAGTAGCTTTTTATAGAGAAGTAACAACTCCGTTTAAAGCTAACAATACTCAAGTACAGATTAAAGACCCTAAAGACGCAATTCGTCTTATGCAGATGGGATTAAATTACAACGAGAAGATGGCTAATTTAAAACCGCATATGAGAATTTTACGTTCGTTGGATAAAGCTGGCTTACTGGACGAGAGTAAATTAAACCATTTGATTGACTTAGCTAATCATAAACCTGAAGCTATTGCTCAGTTAATTAAAGATAGTCAAGTAGATACTTATAATTTACCTGATATTGAAGAACAGCCATATCAAGTTCAAGACCATATGTTGTCTCAACAACAAGTGGATTTTGAAGAAACAGTGAATAATATTTCTGGTTCAACTTATGGTTCAGCAGTTCTTCAAGCAGTACATAAATGGGATGAAGCTTCAATGCAAACATTGTTCCAGAATCCTATGTACTTAGAACAATTAACTGAACAAAAAGAAACTGGCTTATTTGATGATACAATTTCAATGATTAAGCAAGGTTTAGCTTTAGGTAAATTAGACACAAGTAAACCAATGGTAGATTTGTATAACGATGTTGCTTCGTATTTATTACATCAAGAAGGTAGTAAATATACCAAACCATCTTGGTGGAAACAAACTCAACAAGTACAACAACCAAATACACAAGTGAATACCCCTGCAAACACGCAAGTACAACCACAACGTGAATATCTTGGTTCAAATGCTAACGTGAATACAGGTAATCATCAAACTCAAGTAACTACGCCTAATACTGCTCCTAAATCAGCAAGTATTACTCGTGGTGGTAATAACCCAGTTCAAACTCGAATTAACCCACAAGATATTCTTGATATGAGTGATGAAGAATTTGAACAATTCCAAAAGACTGTAACATTCACTAAGTAATTAAGGAATTATTATGCCTGAATTAAATCCTATCCCAACTCCTGCGTACCAAATGACTAGTACGCATAATGCAAATACGTTTACTCCACGTGGTCATATG